AGTTGCCCCGGCTGTGTCCGTCCGCTGAGACGGGAATCCACCGCTAGGCTGTGTCGGTGCGATAGGCAAATCTGGAACGAGTAGCCCTTTATCCCGTACTTCTGCGATTTGGCGAAGTTCGGCAGAAACCGCAAGCGGATTTCCCATCTGCGCGGCGGCATCGACCCGTTCTGAATGCTCCGTAGTTTTCCAGCGCGCCCTGCGGGATGACCGATTGCAATCCCCCGCCCTGCGTCGGGATCAGCATGCTTGCCTGTCCGGTGTCCGACATCTTCGCTTGCGGCGCAAACCCTTGGAACTGAGGTACCTGTCCCGGCGCACCGCCCATGATTGCGCCGCCTTGCACTTCGTACTTCGGCAGAAATGCGCCGCGCACCGCTACAATGTCTCTGGGGCTGGCAAGGCCAGCCACACCCGCGCCCATGATTTGATCCGGGGACCATCCCATAACGCCCGCGCCGGGCTGATTTAGCATGGCCATACGTTGCGCGTTACTGACGGTCGGCCCTACATCACCTTCGGCTGCGCCTTGTGTCAAGGCCGTTTCAGCAGCAGCGGACGGCGCGCCGCCACCGCTAAGCAGGCCCAAGCCGAAAGCCAACTTGCGCCGCTCTCGTTCTTCGGCTAGTTTCTTCAGCACCAAATCTTGCTGGAGCAGTTCCATCTGCTGCTCTTGGCGTTGCATATTCGACAGCATGCCAAGGCCCTCAAGCCCACTAATCATGTTCTGTCGACGATTCTGCCTTCCGTAGAGATACCCGGCATAACCCGGTCCGAACATCTGCGTCAGATCCATATCAATCCCCTACGGAAGCGAACCGGTCCCGCCATATCGACGAGAAATTGCATTTGCCAGAATCTCGTCAATATTTGGCATGTTACTTGTCAGTCCGCCTAATACGTTGCCCGCAATTGCGTACGGTTGTCCAGCCATGTTAGCCGTTTGCTGCCCCAAATTTGCTTGTATTCCTTGACCGCCTAATCCCAGCGAACCTAGCGTGTTAACCGTGTTCAAATAGTTGCCATACAGCGCATCGGTTGCAAGGTTTTGGGCGGTCGGCGACGTGCCAGGATTGCCGAATCGCGTAGACAGCGCTCGCATCGTCGCATTGGCCGCTCCAGTAGCCGCCGGACTGGAATAAAAAAATTCCGGATTCTGCAAATAGCCAAGCGCCTGATTGAGAAAAGGCGCGCGCTGACCGGCAATCTGGTCCTGCACACTCTGCATTGCATTGGTCGATGCTCGAGATCCAAGCAGACCAAGACCAGCACCCAGTCCACGACCAATAAGGTCGACAGTTCCAGGCTCAACATTAATGCCGAGTTGCTCCTGCAACAGCCGAGAAACGGTACTTGCCGCAGTCGGAGACGCACCGCGAGTCATGGTCGATGCTGCGTTACCGGCGCCTGGCGCAGCGACCTGCGGAAGCAATTGAATTGAGCGCACCAACGCCAGCAGATCCAGCAAGTTGAGATGCTGTTTGCCCAATCAACCCGCCAGTCGTTCCAAGGTTGAGACCGAGAGCAGAAGGCGCTGTCATTCCCGTGGCGGCGCTAGTTAACCCAGGCGATAGACCGATGCCGGCCGAATTTAGACCAATGTTTGCTGAACCTGGAATCGTACTGCCTACGGTCGGCAGACCAGTTCCTGAAGCCATAAGCGAAAAGTCACTGGCTGCGCTAGGCACCGCCTGAAACGCATTTGCATACGTTCCAAGCGGTATTTCGGACGTTATTGGAGCGGCTGCCGCTTGCCCTAATCCAGTCAAACCGGCACCGGCAAGCGCACCCATCAACCCAAGACCGATTGCCTGATTGCGCGCGTAACTTGCCGGTGTGTATTCAAACGCCTGCCTCTGCGCCGCAGGGTCATACGTCACCGTGCCATCAGCATTGAAGTTGAACGGCAGACCGCCGTATTGCGCCTGAAACTGCTGCGGTGTCATTCCCTGCGAGGCAAGATATTGCTCAAGGCCCATGGACTCGGTCGGAGATCCTCCGCCGCCCAATCCGAGGTCGAGCAAATCCCGCATGCTCGTGAACGGAATCGTTGCGCCAGCAGGAACGGGCACGCCGGCATCAACCATGGTTTTGATGTCTGCCGCGGTGAGATTGCCTGCATTTTGTGCAAGCGCCATTGCTCGCCGACGTAATTCGCGCTCAAGTCTTGCCTCGGATGCTTCACTCATGTCCCGCCCCTATTGTTTCACCCATCCGTTCCCACTGTCGTAAATCAGACTGTGACCAGCAGGCACTGCATGCGAATATTGCCGGTAATCCGTCCCGCCATCGTCAATTCTTACGGTTATCGTCGCAGAAGTATTATCCGCATTGTGTATGCAAATGTAAAAAATGCATCGTGCCGCGCCAATAATAGTCGGCGCATCGCAAATTGTTACCGGCGTTACCCCAGACGTTTTAGTCAATTTCGTTGCTCGTCTTGGCTCGGAAAAATCAGTTTTGGTTTGGCTGATCGTATCGTAGTAACAGACAGTCACATGCGGTTCTGTCGTGGTTACCGATCCGGCAAGACCAATCTCCAAGGTCTTCGTCGTTGTGTCGAGAATAATCATACTGCGCTCGATTCATATTCCAATTCCACCGCCCGAACACGTAATGGCAAATTGTCCGAATGATCGAAACGAAACACACGGTGTCGACTTTGACCAAGCTTGCGCGCTCGAGCAAACCCACCACTCATGCTGACCGTCCGCACCGCGCTAAACGTAACGTAATCGTCGTCGCTCCAACTAATATTTATTGTGCTTGTAGAGGTTTCCTTGTCGCCGACAACAGCAATGCTGCGCCAAACTTTTTTAGCGTAAACATCAGCATCAATCGGACTGGTGATCATTGTTGCGCTGTACGCCACACTATCATCCTGGAACGTGCGAGACGTCGGATTCAACAGATAGACTTTCCCGCTCGTGCTGGTCTTGCTCAATCCGTAAACGTTAATTTCGGTCCCAGTGCTCACCGCAGCGGTCTTGTCCCACAACACTGCGTTACCGCTCCATTCGTACCAAGCTTCGCTTTCAACGCAGTAGACAAATGTTGCCGTTTTGGCGCGAACAAGAATGTGCGTTGTCCCGTAAAAAGCCGCAACACTCATCGTGATATTGCTGGCACCAGCCAACGATAATTTGGCTTCAATGGCAGGTATTGAGATCCGCCGAATTCCATCCGACAGCTGATAAACAGAGATTCCGCCCTCCGGAGACGATCCTACCCAATATAAGGAATCGCCAAAGGAAGTATATGACTCGCTGTTGCACAACCCGATCTTTCGCGTAAGTTCCGCTTGCCGAGATAGAACAGAGCCTGTTGCATTGCCCGCGTTGACGAAAAATTCCATTGTCTGCGGACCGAAACCGACAATAAACTGCTTGTAACGTACGCAGGCGATCCCTTTATCGGGATAAGCACCCGTCTCAATGCGACTGCTTGCCGTCCACGATGTGACGGAATTGATATCAGAATGATAAATATATCCATCTGCCGTCATGATGAACGAAAACCCGTCAAGGTGCGCGAACGTGCCGGCGAGCGTTTTGCTTGCGTTGCCTGGGAAATCCGCGTCCGGTGATTTTCGTTACCGTGCCAGACGGCTGATAATACCAAGCGGTACGATCCGACGAAGTGATGAGAATCGTCGCCGTGCCCGACAAGGTTGTCTGCAGTGATTCCGCTGGCGACACCGGTAATGATAGTGGTGTTTGTGTGGTTCGTTACCAGCCTGCGTTGACCCATCGTAAATTGATGAGTTTGTCGACCCAAATGCCGAAATGACTTTTGTTCCAGAACCCTGACCACTCCAGACCAGGATTGCCGACCCAACACTGCCCGCTTGCGGCGTCGTGTTAACCGCCCAACCTGGCGCTTTACCGAAATAAGAACTGCGCTGAGAAGAAAACGGATTAGCGGTGTAAATTGGAAAACAGTTGATCATCCGTGCATCCTTGGACGATCCATCTGGCGCTTTGCCAACAACTGCGATTCCAGAGTAGCTTCTCCAGCAATTCCAGATTGTCCCGGCAGCAAGTCCGAAACACCGAATCGCGTGTTGATGCTGGCAACAAGAGGAAATCGAAAAATCGGCATCGTCAAGCCAAAGTTAAGGTAACCGACCGAGTCGCTTCCGTCAGAACCGCGCATCAAAATTTTGAGTTGCGTGTTGCTAGTCCGTTCGAAAGTCAATTGTCCATTAGTGCCGAAGCGATGGAGCGGTTGTGTTCGTATTGAATACAACGTCACGTGTCGAATTCAATCGAAACCCTTCAGTACCGTTGATTCCCAGAATAATGGGTTGCGCAACGGACGTGTAAATGTTCAGCCCTTGCGCGGAATTTGTGTACAGCAACGCTTGTGAAGACGCAGCGCCGCCAATCTGCATGACAACCGACCCAGCCGTCGTCTGCGCCGCCACTTGAGCGTAGGCGCTGCCACCCGCGCTGCCGTTATACGCGGTCATCGCCACGCCAGTGTTGGTCGTGATCTGCGTTTGCAAATTGCCGTAGATAGTTGCCTTCGTCCCGCCAACGGCAACACCACCAACACCAACATCGCCAGCACTGTTGAGGAGCGCATTGCTTGCCGCAGTCACGTCTGCCGGATCGTTGAAAATCGTATAGTGCAGCCGATTCAGATCGTTCATCGTGTCGGCCGTGATCACCGTGACGTTATCGGTGTAGGTTGTATTCGCCATTATTCGCGCCTCTGATCCACTTCCACCGTACGATGGAATTCATCCCACCACTGCGTGCTGTGGTCGCAATCCTCGTAGGACTGCACCGCAGGAATTGCCAGCGTAAAATGCAGCAATTTTGCGTCTCGATTGTGTTCGTATTCGTCCACTAGCCAATTCCACTCTATCGGCAGCTCTTGAATACGTTCATCCTTGATCCACGTGAAACGATGCAAAAACGCTCCCGTCTTGTCCGCACATGAATTCTGGCGTCAGCACAAGATTTGCAGAATGACCGCAATTCCACAAAACTACACTTGACCAATTTTTACGCGGATAATCTTCATTTTTCTGGCCGAAATACTTGATTGCATGCCTTGTTTTATAGTCGTGCTTGACGACCGCAACATCAACGTCATTGCGAAGTAGAATCCAAATAACTTGGCAACATCATCCTGAAAAATCATATCGCCATCAACAAATAATGCCTGGCCTCGGAAATTGCAGAGGTAAGGCACCAGAAACCTTGAATAGATAAACTGATTTGACCCGTCCTTGTGCAGCTCCTCATAGCACGGTGCAATTGTATTCAATGCCAACGGAACAATACTTACCGGCAGGGACGCATGACGAATGATGGAATTGACGCAGACGTGAAAAGCTACCGCTTCACGCGGATCGTATCCAATGAAAATACGAAGCGGTTGGATCAAAAGTCCACCTCGCTGCCTTCATAGCCTTCGTTCTGCACTTCAAGTTGCAGCGCATTTTTGATGCTCTGATACTTGGCTTCCCAAATCTGTATGCGCGAATCCTGACCCAGAAACGGCACGGCTTCGGCAATCGACGCCGACAAATACAAATCAGGATGCATGCGAAACACTTCGTTGAATGTGGCGGTCGTCGTCAGCGTCATTCGCCGCCAGTAGACGCCTTTCATAATGTATGTCACTGCCTGATCTGGGTACGGCCCGAAAATGAAATTTGACCCTTCTCTAGCAACATACCCAGGACGTCCAGAGACATCACGATGCGGGTATCGCTGATAAATAAACGGCGCGGTACGCTTTTCAAGAAATTTCGTCGGCTGTTCATTTGCCATATAGGCATATTTCAGGTCGACATAATCTGCCGGAAGCGGAACAACGCCAGCACTTACTGTCGCACTTATATCCGCCTCCATCTCCCGACATCGAACCTCGCGACCAATCCGCTGATGCGCCATCAAGATGAGGTCGTCAATCGTCGTGCCGGAAAAATCGGCCGATGTCGAATCTGCCCAAGCGTAGATTGCAGTCTTGAGATCGGAATAAGTAGCAATCGCCATAATCAGCCTTTACACACTCGGACGTGCAGATGGGCGCCACGCCCAGAGCGTCTTGCCGCACTTGACGCAAGTCTTGTGTCCGTGCGGATCTATCATTACTTCTTTTTTCCAGGCTTTACCGGCATCGGCTTCTTCTTGTATTTGTCCATTGGCATAGTTAATCACCTCCCTTCGCTCAAGTTCTGCTTCATGTTGTCGAATCTCAAATATCTGCCTTCGTCTCATTTCAACACCACAACAAATTCATTTTTGAAATTATGAAACGACATCAAATCCCATCGCTCCATGAATTTTGGCAACCACCAATTCAACGGACGCAGAAGAATGTGCGCATTGCGACCATCAGCAAGAACTTTTTTTGCCGGCACCATTGCAACCGTAAAAAATGCAATTTTCCCGGTCAGTCTTCGGAGATCGTCTAGCACCTTGTCAATGCATTCCGGTTCGATGTGCTCTAGCACATCAGTGCAGCAAACCAGATCCGCAGGCTCCGGCGGATTATCCAACCCTTCAATACAAGGATCGTAGTTGAAAATCGGAAACCCTAACGCTTTTTGCAGCGAGCGCTTACCACACCCATAATCAAGAACTGACACACAATCATGTTCCTGCATCAACTTGGAGATCAATCCAGCCCACTTATACCCGTTGGTGCCGTAGTCTTCCCTGTCTTCATGCAGCTGCGCGTTCAGTTGCTTGTACTGCGGTGTGATTAGCAATTTCCACCTCTATCCGTTTGATTTGTTCATCCCAACCGTTTTTTGCTCGGTAGAGTTGCACCGAGCGATACCACGGCATATTTCCGTCAATCCCATACCGCCAATGCGGAGCGGTGCCAATCAAGGCATGCGTTGTTGCGCCAACCGCGCCACCTACATGAACCGCGGTCTGCTGAACCGTTACCACATGATCGACGGCGGCAAATAGTGCCGCTTGATGCGCCAGATCCTCGCCAAACACAAATTGTCTAGCGCCGGCAACTTGTACTCTTCTCGCATGAGCTTGACCATTGGATTTGTGTGCTCATACTGAGCGCTCACGCACGTAAATCGGCTCCAGCAATGGCTTGAATACTTCAAGCGTCGTACTGCGATCCTTGACTCGAGTTACTTTCGATCCGCCGTGCCACGCAACAGCGACCCAAGGCCGCGGACCAAGTGCGGCGAGCCGGATTTTGTAGTGTTCAACCAACGCCGGATCTGGTCGAAGATATGCCACACCGGGGAAAGCACGCTCATCGCGCCGCAGTCTTGCCGCAATACTGCCAATCGGAATCTTTGCGCTGTAATCGCCAGGCGTCTCGACAGTAACGATACGGACGTTGGGCCACGTTAGTTTCGCTATGCCTGCAACACGATCATTAAGTTCCAAAGTAACGCGCTTGGCAAGCGGCAGCACATCGTCCAAACACGAGAGGAACATAACTTCGTCACCGACGCCTTGCTCTCCGTGAATGTAAAGATGATCGGTCGGCGTAAAGTCCCAGGATGGAACATCAATACCAGCGCGAGAATCCCAGTGATCAAGCTTTTGCCGATAGTCGTACAGCGGCCAGCCATTTGCCCAATCCTTCTTGGTCAACAGCGCAAGAGATTTACTCCACTGGGCACCAGAATTGTCCGGCTCGCATTTCAGCGAACGATCAAGCCAATGTATTGCCTTGTCTGGCTGCGCTCGATCACTGTAAAGCGTTGCCATGTTGCAACATACTTCTGACGTGTCGCCCTGTATTTTTAGAGCACGATTCCATGCGTGCATTGCCTGGTCGTACTTATCTTCCTTGCGAAAAGCGACGCCTAAATTGCACCAGGCAGCGCCGTTTTTTGGATTTCGATCCAGAAGATGCGTCGACAGATTGACGGCAAGACCGCTGTAATCCTGCCGCAAATACATATCCGACAGGAGAAACAGCGTTGTTTCATCAAACGGCTGAAGATTGAGGACCGCATTGTAAAGCGGCGCAGCACGCTCAAAGTCGCCCGCCTTGTGAAAGGCGAGCGCTTGATTTATCGTTTGTGCGATAACGTCCATGCGAGTACAGGGAGGCGTTGCACCTCCCTGCGTTTTTACTCGGCTCGACCGTCAGCAACGTAGCGCACAAAACCCTGGAAAGAAAACGATGTCGTTCCAGAGCCGCCAACGGTGCAATTAAGTGCCAACGTGGCAAATTTAATCAGCGCGATCGTCCGAAATCGAAATTTTGGGAACAGCGCCGATGGATTTACCAGATGATACGATTGCACCGTAGTGGCATTGGCGGTGATGCTAGGTTGCGCGCCAGACGCTCGCAGGGTCTGAAGAACGGTGTACGTACCGCCGTCATCCTGACCCAATACAAGCATTGTGAATGTCTGAATAGCGCTTTTTTGAATACCAAAGGAAATTGCGCCGTCAGTCACCAGCGAACCATTCGGAATGCGCCCGAGCAAATACACATCGGAAATACTTCCGAATTTGCTTGCGCCCGAATTAACATTGAACGTCAGCACATTATCGCCAACATGATTTTTGGCAATAGGAGATGCCATCGTTGCAGCGGTAAGAGTTACAGGCATGTCAGTTCTCCTTAGGGCGCCGGCGCGTAACCAGACAGCACAATCGTGGCGTAATCAGACGAATTGAATCTCGCCTTTTTCACGCCGAAAATCATGCCTGCCGACACGCCAAGTTGATTGCCATAATCGAACATTTCCTCTTCCCAATTCATTCGGGTTGCGGAATTGTTCTGACCAGATGCCTACCGCCAGCGCCTGCGCACCGCAAAAAACACCGCGGCGGTAACTGGCAAACGATGCAACGGTGTTTTTTACAACCGGCAGATACGGCCACTCGTACACAATCACACCGTTGTAAATGAACTCACCACCGGTAATGATCGGGTTATCCGAGATCTTGCCGCCTTGCAGTTGCGCCTTCTGCACATCAAAGAAATTGCCCTGCGTTGCCGCATCTTGACGCAGTTGCAGAATCTGATACGGATGCAGAAAGCAGACAAACAGTTCCTTGCCGTCAACCCGGATTGGACGAATGCGAGGCGTTTGCGTCTTGGCAATTGCAGCCGCCTTGTCCAAATCGGACAGCTTGATGGCGTGCGTGGTCGTGGCAGACAGGCTGGCTTCTGCGGTTTGATTGCCGCCGACGATAATCCGAGTCACCCCAGTTGCCGTCGAAGGCTCAATAGCAACTTGATTGCCCGTATATCGCGTGTCGGTTTGGTCCGCATAGCCAACAAGTTGATTGGCAATGCTGACTTCCATCCGCTCATACCACCAGTCAGTCGCCGCAAAACGCAGCTCCTCGCGAACCGAAAACGGTACGCGTTGCTCGCTCATCCGACCACCAGTGCGGAAAGCGTGGCGCAGCTGATCGACAAACACAGCATCCGTGTAAGTCAGCAGCGCCTCTTCGTTGCCCTCGAGCGTGGCATCGCCTTGAATACCCGGCATGACCGGCAGTCCGCGCAGGCCAAAGGTAACCTTGTCTCCAGGCCCTTTGCTTGATTCTTCCTTGATTTGAAACAAGCTGTTGGAGTTGCGCCCGAGGAATCGTCCGTAATAACCCTTGCCGACGACATCCTCGTACAGCTTGCGACTCCACAGCTTTACTGCCAGTTGGTCATTAACCCCATATTCCGTCGTTGCCATGATATCTCCGAATAAAAGAATGAATCACGATAAGCAATAACGCTGCTTTGCGATTCGTCCTCTTACGCGGGACGCAACGAGAACCTGTTTTACGCCCAGGCAGACGAGACTGTTTTACGCCCAGGCGGCGCGTCGAGCTATCAAAGCTTCGACATATTTTCTTCCCAATTGTCTGACCACTGCTTCCATTCCGACGCAGACATATTCAAAACATATTCTGCTGTCAGATTTGGCACTGGTTTGCCAGGCACTTGAGACAGAGACTTGCTGGATTTTACGCCATCCGCAACCATTTGCAACTTTTCTTGCGGTGAAACCGTTGGCTTAACTTGTTCGGGAGCGGCCGGCTCGTATCCTTTCGCCAATGCCGCCTGATAAACCATTTGGGCCGGATTCATGCCCAACTGCGCAGCGGTTGCTGCCAACAGTTTTTCTTCCCTGGCGGATTTTTTCAATTACCTGGTCTGGTGCCATGCCTGACTCAATTAATTCACTGCCCCGACCAGCCATGAAGGCATTGTAAGTAGGCATAAAATCAGGCGTAGACTGCGAAAATTGCGCTGCTTGAGCTTGATACCACAAAGCAAACTGTTGATCCTGCCGCGCCTCTTCCTGTTTACGCTTTATTTCCTGAAGTTCCGCCTTTGTTTGCACCACCTCGGAACGCAGATGCTCTGCCGGATTGTCGTCAAACGATGGCGCTTCTTGGCGCGGATTGAGCCGATTATTCATTTCGGCAAAACGCGCTTCCCATACCGATTGCTGCTGCTGCAACTGCGCAAGTTGATTCTTCAGCGCCTTTGCGTTTGCTCGCTCCTCCATTAACACAGCGAGCGGCACCGTACGGCTTTCAGACTTTTCCTGCGTTGTTTCTACCGTACCACCAGCAGGCTCGGCGGCAGGAGTCGTCGACACTTCCGGCTGCGCTTCTGTGGGCGCTGCCTCCGGAGACGTCTCACCGCCAGATTCAAAAAAAGCCTGCTCTTGCTGCGTCAACTCGCTCATAAATCCTCACATAAGTAAAAAAGTAGCGGCTTCGTCATCCTCGATTTCGTCCACTCGCCGCTCAATCTTTGCCAACAAGGACGTAACCATCTTGACCTGCTGCGCTGTTGCAACATCCAGCGCTTCTTGCAAAATTCGTTGTTCTGCTTGCAAATCTGTGATCGATTGGAGAAATGCAATATATGCATCCTCCTCCTTCAACGCCGGCGTCGAAAGTTTTTTCTTTGGTCCAATGGTATACAGCGGACGGCGACGCCGTCTGCGCAAAACACCAACAAGCTCCGAACCAGTGCTGCCAACGGCATTTGCTGTTGCCACACCCGCAGATGATGCAGCAGCGGAAATTGTCTGCAATCCAACGCCAACACCATTGGCAAGACCAGAGCCACTAGAAGATCCAACGGCCGATGTAACGCCGGCGCTGGATCCAACTGCATTAGCCGTTGCAATTCCGGATGAAGACGCAGTCGATGCAAACGTCGAGGCGCCAGTGCCACTCGCCGTAGCAGATCCAGCAGACGACGCGGTCGATGCAAACGTTGAAGCGGCAGTTCCACTTGCCGCGCCAGACCCAGCAGACGACGCAACCGCACTGCTAACTCCTCCTGCTGGCGCAGGTTCCGCAAATATTTCCCGCGAGATTGGTTGGAAAAGTTGCCAAATATTCTGCGCATATGCTTTGTGCTGCGCATCCGAAAGGAATTTTCCTTGCCAATACAAACACACCGGCATGTCATAGTGTGCTTGGCTACCACTGAAAAATACGTCGCGACCGATGTACAATGCATCAGTGTTTTGGGTCATTGACCCTATGGCGGACGAAGAAAGAAAATCCCCGTTGTTAAAAAATCGAACCGAATCGTTTGTTAGCGCAGAAAACCCTACAACTATGTATTTATCATCTCCGCCCGAAATGGACGAACTAGTGTAGTTCGCAACACCGCCGTGCGTAATGCCAATAGTGAATGTTCGATCTCGGAGCGCTACCGGCGGCCGAAGTTGTCCAGAATAAAAACCCATTATTTGCCGAAACACGATTAGTTAAATACGTTTCTTGATTTGCCGTTTGCAACAGTCTGTGTCGCACCAGCAGTATGGCCGAATGCGCAGTAATCGTCCCAGGAACATATCCAGTGTTAATGGGAGTCGCTGATGCCCGGTCAAACGAGATTGCTTTTCCATATTGGCCGAAAACAATCGGGTTTGCGTTACTAAACAGCGCACCACCCGGCACAAGATTCTTGCTCGGCACCGCAGCATTAACAGCAACGTCGATGCCTTCTTGCGCGAGCGATGGCCCTTGCGGTTGCTGCGTCCAAACCTTCGGGCCGATTGTCAGCATGTCACTTATTAGGCGATGTCGTACTTAATGCCGACGTATTCCAGCGAGTTAGTATTGACCGCCGTGTTGCGCAGATTCACGCCAGTATTGTGCGCAACGAACAATCCCCAGAACTTCGGCAAAATGCCGCCGAACAATGTCGCCACTGAAAACGGCAGCACAAGATAGGCAATGTCGCTCGTCGTTGCGTACACGTTGAGCACAGCGCCCACGCGCAAGTTATCGCGTATGCCGGTATTGGTCAGAGTCTCCGCGCTATCTGTGCCGTCGAGCACGTCCAGCGCAGTCGTTGCAAGCGAAGTATCTGCGCCCCACACGAACACGGTAATGTTCGTGTTTGCCGTTGGCGTCGTGCCGACGCTGATCTGACCGGACACGATGGCATCGACGTATTTGTTCGTCGTGTTGTCTACCTGCGACGACTCGCGCCCTGCAATCCACGTAGAGGAAGTTGCCAGATTGGCAAGATCCATCGTGATCGCAGTGTTACTACTGTAACTTATCGTTGCGGTAGCCATTATGGCAGGCTCCGCGCCGCTTCAACATCTTGGTATGAGATCGTGCCTTCGTAGCCCATGATCGCCGCAGTTACTCCACCGGTGGTCACGTCCGATGTTTTAAGCAAAATTTCGATGCGCAGTCCGGGGCGAATGCATGCGTTCATTACATTAACACCACTTGCGCCGCCAGGAGAAACCAGCGCTCCGTTTGCACCAGCAGGCACTTGCATCACAGCATCACGCAATCCGGCGCGCACGTTTGCCTTGCTTGCATCTACCGTGTCACGACCTTGCAGCATCAATTGCAGATTCATCTGCTTAGTCTGAATGCTCAGAATTCTATTGGTCCACACCGCTGTACCATCCGGCGTGTCGGCAGGGGTGTATAGCGACCAATTGATCGCATCGTTGATTGCCTGCACACGTGCATCCGTGCGCCACACGTTGGCAGTCGGCGACGCCGGCAGATTCATTGCCGTTGCAATGTCGAATGCGCCATCGCTGTTGTTTGGCTTCGCCGCCAACACCGGATCGGCAATAATGGCATTTTTCAGAACTTGTAGCTGTGCATTGGTCATCGGCATATCAATCCTCCGTTACCGTGCTGGCCGTCGTCAATCTTGGTGTCACGCCACTACTAATTGATATCGACGGCGAAATCGAACCCTTGTACAGTACCTTCCCTGTTCCGGTCGACGCAGTGCCAACCGCCCAGTGCGTCGCAGTCGCCGTTCCAGCCGTACACGCACCGAAATCAATATTCGCCACCGGACTTACACTGTTTGCCGTGACCGTAAACCCGCCCGTCGTCCTGGCAACCGCAACACGCGCATAACCGGTATACGAAACCTCATTCGTCGTCTGATCTCCGGCCTCTCCAACATCGGCCGTATGCAACGACACCTGCAGATTCGTCAACGGTGACGATGCGGCATTATCTGCAATATTCGAAATTGCAGTTGCGTTGAAAATCAACTTGAGCAAATCATTTTCAAACGTATTGCCTTTGGACATAGCCCCTCCCTTATTGCATCATCGTCTGCCCATAGGGCAATTCGTCTTCCGTGCCGTCACCAAACCGCCGCCTTATCGCACGCATCCGACCGTTCTCACCATACACCGGCGACGAACTCACCAGTCGATTATCAGCAAACGACTGGCGAACACCCTGAACAATCCGTTCGCCCAACTGCTCGAGCATCGGACCAAGATTCTGCAACTGCTGCGCCTGACCAACACTCAATTCCATCATCTGCTGCAACGCCGGCGCCAACGCCTCACCCAATCGGCCAACCGCCTGCTCTGTCCGCGGTATGTGCGATTCGCCAGCGACTCGCATGTTCTGCGCCATCGTGTCCATAGCCAACGACAGTTTTTCCATCATCGCGTCCAGGTTCGCCTTGTACAACTCAACTTGACGTTTCTCCGACTCAGTCTCCGCCTTCATCGCCGCCAACTGCGTATCAACCTCTGCCTGCTTGTTCACCTTGTACACATCCACCGCCATATCGGTGCGCAACTTTAAATTCTCGTCCGCCAGAGCTTTGGACTGCGCCTGCATCACCTGCAACGCCTGATCCATTTCACTCAATTTCGCCTGCACCTCCGGAGACAGCTGCTTGCTCTGCCGCGCAAACTCCTTCCAAGTCTCCGCCAACCTAGCAGGCAACGGAGAGTAATCCAAAATATCCGGAGGAATCGGCATTCCGGCATTCTGAAACACCGGCGCCAACTGCGTCATCAGCGCGAAAACACGCTCCTTGTTATTCGAACTCGTCGGCGCTTCATCGACGACAACATCGAACTCCTTGGCCTGCGGGTCGCGAATCAATGGCACATACTGCGCACCCTGCTTGCCCACAACGCGAATCAACCGACCGTCCGAAATCTTGTCCCGGATAATCTCGATCATGATCCGACCCTGTTCCTTTCGATACAACCGAATCGCATCGAAAAACACCGCCAGGATCGTCATCCCAGCCTGCTTGCGCATATTCTCGAGCACACCCGGCTGATTCGCGCCAACAAGGCCCATCAGTTCCATATTCACGCCGGGAACGTCGTTGATGCTGTTCACCGCAAAATCCAACAACTTTGCAAAACCATCAGGCATCGGCGTATTCGGTTTCGGCTGAATCTTTCCGCCACTCACCGCGCCAGGATTCGCCCACGTAATCGTTTCGCTCTTTGCCCAGGACTGCTCGGCATCACTCGTCTTGCTAAACGCATCCTTTTCCGCAATCAGCCCGCCCTTTGCACTGCTGTTCAGGATGTGCATGATCTGCGACAACCACTTGTTTGCCCACCGCTGCGGGTCCATCATCAACGAAACCAAACCAAACCACGTATTGTTGTTCCTGTCCCGCGCGCCCGTGATGAAATTGATCGTAAACCCAGACTGCACCTCAAGGTCATACGCCTCGAGCACCTCATTCCCAACCAGGTAAGCCTTGTAATAAACCTTCTTTTTCTGCTCAACCATCTGCGGCATCTGCATGCCAGGCGTCACCTGAACCAATTGCGTGAACCGCTCGCGAATCGTCTGCGCCTGCTGCTCATCCACCGTCTTCATCTGCCCGTCAAGATCGACGAATCGGAAAAACGGTTTTTTCTCCCACCACTCGAAACATACCAGCTCACGATGCCTCGGCTGCGTCGCAGACGGCTCATCCCCGTCATACAACGGACGCGTCGCATCGTGCGGTTGATCCCGCTCCTCCAAATATGATTCGCCAGTCTTTTCCGGCGCCGTGTATCCAGGAAACATCTCCCGGATGTCCGCATCAGACACTCGCTTGACCCGCGCAGTCCAGCGACGATCACGCAAATTTTTCTTGCGCGCCGTCGGATCCCAGAACAATTCCAACGGATCAATCCGCTCGATGACAGGTTTCCCGTCCGGTTCCTCGTCATAGTCAATCCGCGTCTCCGTACCACCCACACCGCAAATCATTAGATCCTGGAACGCTTCGGATTCCTCGTCCTCCGCATCGCAATTGTCCCGAATCCAATCGGCCGCGCTGGTGTAAATCTCATTGACCTGTGTGTCACCAACCTCCCGCGGAATGTACTGAACCTGCTGCCGATTCTGAATTTCCAGACCAATCACCGCATTGATTGTGCGCGCCACCCGGTTGAACACTACCGGCACCTTGCGCTGTTCGATCATCTGCGCCTTGGCTTCCTCCTCCCATTGATTGCTGGCGTAGAAGTCATAACACTTGCGCGCCTCCATCCGCCAACGCGACGTCGACTTGTGCGCATCCTTCAGCGATTCGGTGATCCAGCGGGCAAGATCGTCGCGCGTCTCTATCATGATTCACTCGTGCATCGTTGAGTCATCATCGCAAATCTTTGTTGATAACAACCAACAGAAACTGTTCCCCGGACCGCATCACCGTCAAGATCGTAATTCCAACCGCTTACGGTTCCGCCACCACCAATCAAAACAGATCCAGTCGTCGGCATGTAATTTGAATCAATCCCAAGCGAACCCGGAACAACCGCGCTATCGTTCTGAAACTGAGGCGTCGCAGCCGCTTTCCATGCTGTCATCCCACTTTGAAAAACGCCATTCCAATACATATCCGCGCCACCAAACAACACACGAGAGTAAACGTTTCTATCTCCAGTCAACGTGGTGCCCGTATTTCCAAACAGATTGGCAGCGCCAGTTGCACCAAGGTGCAGAAGATTGTTGTTTATCACCGCCGATCCATTGTCAATTCTCAACGCCGGCGCTCCAGCGCCGGAAAGACTCGTGTTGTAAATCGTATTGTTGAATACACTGGTATTTGTGCCATAAGATAAATCAATCCCAGGCTCAAATACGCCGTTACAAAAATTACCAAAAAAACGATTGTTGTTGAATTTCGTCGAATCTGGAGATGCGCCCGCCGCCGTTGTGTAGCCGGTCTGCCAAAACATGCTTGCGTGATAAACTTTTCGCCTCGTAGCCGGATTTACGCCGTTCACCAGCGTGTTGTAACTACTGTCCGTGCCGCTGACACTGAACCACAATTCATGAACATTGGCGCCAATAAAGGACGCCGAATTTCCGCTTACCAGCCCAGTCGTCCACCCGCCCGATTCAATCAAATTGTTCAGGATGTCATGCCCAACATTATTCGAGACATTCACAAATGAAAATCTCACGGCGTCCGACAATGAATAAACAATGACTCCAGATGCACCAAGATTTTCGGCGGAAGAGTCAGCCCCAATGTAGCGGAATTTATTGCCAATAACATGAACCGGCCCAATTGATGTAATGGAACCGGTCGACCCAGGAACGTAAACAGCAAGGCCAGCATCTCTCGATCCGCGAAACTCCAACCCGCTGATGGTCATGAACCCTGTCGCTGCGACATTAGAATAGGCGCAGTAAAGCGCGTTCGTTGCCGTCGTCATTTCCGTTTGACCGCCATTCGGAGACGATGTATCCAGCGGAAAAATGTGCATGCGGTTCGAAGAACTATTCCAAAACGCCGATCCTCGACCAGCTGCCTGCATCGCAGCATAGCTCGATTTGTTCTCCATCCTGATGTTACTTTGCCAAACGCTTTGCTCCGCCGTAACACCCGTCAAATACCAGATGCGAGAATCTACTGTGTCCTGAATCCAGTCTCGGCGTATCTGCGCTCCAGTGATAATCGGATCGTTCAAGGCGTCGCCATACGGCCTAATCTGCGCATGACCGCCAGCGGATGTACCATAAAAATCCAATGTAAACCCGCTCGACGGCACCCGCACCACCGTGCCTCTCTTTATCCCGAGGACCTGACCCGCCATATTGCCCGTGAATCCGGCAACTACCTGCGCAATGCTGTTATACGGATTGGCAAACGTCCCCGCCCCGGTGCTCGTCGTTGCGGTCGGATCGAAGTAATGTGTCGGCGTCGGCTCGTATAAAGGCATGATTTACTCTATCGTCTCAAGGACCGCATTCAGCCCAGCAACGGACGCCGTAAGCTCCATGCCAATTGTCTTGATGCGGTTGCTGCCGTCCCACTTGATCCACGGCGTATCCTTAGACTGCGCGCTAAGTGTCAGTGCCCCAGAATGCGCGCCACCAGCCGGCGCGTCCCATGTGCCGGTAGTCGTCGTCGTGATTGCGTCAATCGTTGCCTTGACCGCCGTCTGGTCGCTAGCCGTCGTGCTCCAAGCGTAAACGATTGCCTCGCCTGCCGTGACAGCGCTGCACGGGATGACCCGAAATGCCTTGACGCCGGTAGCGTTGGTGTAACACTCCTTGGCGTTGGAAAAATTGGCGCTCGCCTGAGCTACGGGCGTCATCATGTAGCTGCGCAGTGTGCCCGTCACTTGCGAGACGTCAGGATTGCCGTCTACGTCGACGATGCCGATATTTGGCGTGCGGATGAAATCTCGTGGCATAGCTCCCCCTACGCAGCCCACAGGCTACTGTTGTCCCGACGATGGCGCCGGTATCGCGAGTCCGGCGCAGGATCGCCAGACGGAAAGATTGCATTGAGCGCCGGATCCGTGATGCGCGCCAGGCAGTCTAGGCCGTCATCGTGCGCGCCGACCGGGAATCGGTCGTACTCCTCGGTCAGCAATTGATCCAGCAAGTCGACCGTGCTGCCGTCCGAAAGAGTGCGGTGCATTGTCGGCGGCATGTAGATTCGGCCCTGCTCAAAGAGCGGCACCAGGCGGCGGATGCGGTCTTCCTTTTTAAGCGAGCCGCCCAGCTGGGCGATGTCGAAGCGGTAGTTCTCGGCGCCCTGGATGATCTTGATGGCCTCGATGTCCGAGTCCTTGCCGTATTTTTCATAACCGACCCGCAGCGGCCTCCACTTGCGATGCAAGCGCATCAGCTCGCGCGCGCGCTCGGCGAGGTGAAGGCGGTCGTACACAAAATCGAGGAGGTAGTAGTTGCCGTCTCCGTTCAGTCCGACGACCCAGATTGCCGTGCGGTCGCTGGTTTTTTTCTTCTCTCCGGCCGGGTCGCACAGTATATATACGTTCATGCCGTCTCCTGTGGAGGCATTGGTGTACCAACGCAACCACTCGCGACGAAACTCTGCCCGGCCGTCCGGAGTCGGCCGCTGCTGGTAGAGTGCCGACCAATCACGCGGCCCGATGACTGATCGGATGCGCTCGAGGTCAGAAAGCGGATACCATTCGGGCCAGAGCGCCTGTCCCTGGTCGTCAATAGCGCGAAGCTCGAGGACATCCCATTTGTCGCCGCCCGTGCGCTCTTGCGCCTCGAGCAAACGGCCTGCGAGGTCGTTTTCGTGCCAGCGGGTTTGAATTAAAACGATTGCGCCGCCAGGCATGAGGCGGGTGTAGGCGGTGGACGTGTACCAGTCATAAACTCTGCTGCGTGTCGCGCTGCTGTCTGCCTCTTCGCGGTCCTTGATCGGATCGTCGATAAGGAGGACGTGCGCACCGCGCCCCGTGATGGCCGTGCCAACGCCGGCCGCGACGTAAGATCCTCCTTGCGACGTGTGCCAGCGGTTGGCGGCCTGGCTATCCGGAGCGAGCGCGGTTTCAAATAGCGCTCGATACTCCCGAGAGTTAACTATATTGCGCACCTCGCGGCCAAAGTCGGATGCCAGCTCCGAGTTATAGCTGGCGGCAATGATCTGCCGATCCGGAAAAGCGCCGAGATACCAGGCTGGAAACCGCCGAGACGCAAGCTCCGACTTACCATGCCGCGGCGGCATGTGGATCATCAACCGTTTGCATTCGCCTCGAGCAACCGACTCGAGCGCCGCGCAGATGCGTTCGTGGTGCGAGGCTGCAGAATAGGATGGATGCGTATATTTAGTGAAGCTCAGAAGATCTCGCCTCGCTAATCTCCTCGCTAGCAGCTCGGCTGCTGCTGTCTGACTGCAGAACTCCGAGGAGTGTCGCATCGTCCAGATCTGCGACGGGTCGACTGTCGGCGACATCAAGTGAGAGCTGCTGACGCGGTCGTCCATCTAAAGTGTCCCGCAAACATTCGACCGCCCAGCGCTCGCCTCCAGCTGCCAGCGTGAGCAACGTCTCTGCCGCCTCTCGCAGTCGCGCCCCATCATCGCCAGCGATTGCGCGACGAACTGCGCCCTCAAAAATCTTTCGCTTCTGCGCATTTTTGTTTCCCGGCTGCATAACGGTTTTTAACTTACTGATGTTATGTCAAGTCCGATTCTGAACCGAATCCTGCCATCGGTCAATCCTATATCTGTTTCCCGCATATTTTTTGCGTTCTACATGCGAAACTATTCTATAAACTTTTGTGTACAACACGCCGAAATAGTGCTCTAATGTTTACGTTGCCGAGCTGATGTACGTACTAACCCAACCACAACGGAGAGACCACCATGCAATCCGCTGCCGTCCAATGGTCGCAACTTTTAATTGAAGCAGTGCAAAAACCTGGGATTATTTCGACCGCCTATACGGCATTCCATAACTACAGCATCGGGAACCAGATCCTTGCCTGGTCACAATGCCAAGACCGAGAATTACCAGTCGGTCCTATTGCAACCTTCAAAAAATGGAAGAGCTTGGGCCGGTCTGTTGTAAAGGGAGCAAAGGCAATCCATTTGTGCATGCCGATTACGATTAAAAAGGAAAAACACGGTCAGGATGAAATTTTCCAGACTTTTGTTCTCAAGAATTACTGGTTTGTTTTGTCGCAAACTGAAGGACAACCATACCAGGAGCGCACTGTTAACACCGACTGGAGTGCTAAATTAGCGTTAGCACAATTGCAAATTGAGGAGCGCCCTTTTGAGTCGACAGACGGCAATTGTCAAGGCTACGCAGTTGGCCGAAACGTCTCGATTAATCCAGTAGCAGCGCTGCCCCATAAAACATTGTTCCACGAAATCGCGCACGTCGTCCTCGGGCACACGGCCGAATCGACGATGACCGACAGCGAACGAACACCAAAAAGCATTCGAGAAGTAGAGGCAGAATCGGTTGCGCTGATCTGCTGCGCGGTCTGTCATTTACCCGGCCAGGATGAAGCGCGTGGTTATATACAACATTGGCTCCAAGGTAACGACATCCCGAATAAGAGCGCCCAAAAAATTTTGGTGCTGCCGACCGCATCTTAAGAGCTGGCGGCTTAACGCCAGAAACCGACAATTAATCGACCAGCCGCCTCCGGGCGGCTCTTCAGGAGCCACCATGCTATCCAATCTCCTTTTCTCCTCACCTACCTACTTGCGCTCGCTGTCGGCGGCGCAATGCTGGTCGCGCCGTACATTTTGGCCGTATCACTGAGTCAGTGAGCATTCAGTTTCCAGCGCGCCGCCTATCGCTTCGCTGAGGCAATCTGGCGGCCAACGTCCGCAATCACCGATCCACGCGCTCCTGGGCCGTCTCAGGCGCCTTTCCTGGCATTCTTTCGAATGCCTCTCCTGCCGCCTGATACGCTTTGTCGAAATCCCATCCGTTTTCTACCCACATGATGCACGCCCTCTCGAAGATCCATTCGTCGCGCTCTTCGTCAGTCATTGCTTTTTCGCCATCAGTGAAACAAAAGCATCAAGCGTCCCGCTTTGCTTCAGCCGGTCCAGTTCTTTCATGGCGGCCACGAACCTTTCCAGATGATCTAGTTTCCGCTCAAAATCCGACACCACAACCTTATCGATTCGCGCCATTGCGTCGCCGATCTTCCCGGCTATGTCCTTACTGGAAGAGATCAAACCGCGCGCCTTTTCTGCGACTTCAATCTCTGCCGCGATTATCGCCCCGAGATTCAAAACCATGCGCTTAAACTGGACATCAAGAATGTCTGCCGCTTCTCCAAAAAGCTTTACCGCCTCGTCTCTAGTAATCGTGCGTTTGCCGCTCAATACGAACTTCGCATGACTTACGGCATCCGATTTCGACTCGATCCCGTTTTTCCATGAAGATTCTGCAAACTGCGAAACCTTGCTCATCACTTCCCCTTTTTCTGGTTAACTGACTTAGCCCGCGCAAACCTCATCCGCGCCTCATCGCTTGTGTCATCGCATCCGAACCGTGCATCCGCGCGCTCAATCATCGCCCATAACGCATCATCCCCAGCCGGCAGTTTCCCGATCCGCCACTCGTCGCCCTCGACCAGTTTCCACCCTCCTGCTTGCAGCGGGTCCATTTCGTCGAGATACGCTCGCCGCTCATCAAGGCCGGCCAGAGTGCTCGGCACGTCCGAAAAATCGAACGCCCCGTCCGCACGTACCGAATCCGTATCTATATATACGGATTCGGACGGACGGACGGACGCATTCGGACGGATTCGGACGGTTTCGGACGCTTTTTTAACCATTTTTCGGACGATTTCGGACGCTAAAAAAGCAATTCGGACGCTGTTTCGGACGATTTCGGACGCCCTGAATCGAGAATTACTTCTATTCCGCCCATGGCAGAGTGCTTCAGGTAGCAATTTTTTATCAGCCCGGCAATCGCTTCATGCGCTCGATTCCGGGCCATGCCCGTGCCCGTACGTACCGCCTTGAGCGCCTCTTCCTGGGTCATTGCGCGCTTTCCAGTGGCCGCCAGCGTCGCCTTGATGGCAGACAGTGCGGCCTGCTGATTCTTGGTCGGAGGATCGCCTCGAGCAATCAGCGGCTCGTCGACAGGCTCAACTACGCACGAGGTGATCCGCTCCCATTCCTCAGCATCATCGTCAAAATCCGACACTGGCCCCAAGTCGACCGGCGCAAGGCGAAAAACCAGCAACGACGCGGCATCCGGACCGTCTCTGACCTTCTCGGCCGTCGCTTCGCGGAGGTCTTTTTCGCGCCTGACGCTGATTTCTACGTCGCATGCGCCCTTGAGGCTTGAGTGACCGCGAGAACCCTTGGTGTCGTCCTTGCCCGAATGATGGACGAACGCCAGAAGACAGCTGAACGCGCTCGCCAGTTTGCCGGCCGAACCAATCACCGCGCCCATGTCCTCGGAGGCGTTTTCGTTGCCGCCCGGCATGCTGCGCGCCAGAGTGTCAACAATGACCATTCTAATCGGCCGGTCTCCAACCTTTGCCTGTATCGACTCGATCAAGTCCAGAAGATCCGCAGTCGGGTCAAGCAAATTGACCGGCGACTCGATGGCAAAAAAATCCGGAATATCCTCCGCTCGTCATATTATGGTGCCGCATGTACGCCTCCACTCTAGAACGCAGCGCGCCCTCGCCCGCCACGTAAACAACCACGCCCCGCTTGACGCGCCGGCCGTGCCACTTGATGCCGCGACAGATCGCCATTGCCATATCAAGCATCAAAAATGTTTTCCCGCTGCCAGGTCCGCCGTAGATTACCGCCAGGCCGGACGCCGGCATGACCTCCCTAACGATCCATGTCGCGTACGGCCGCTCGACGATTTCCGACAGAGAGCGAACGTCGAAACGCGCCTCCGAACCGACCGGCGCCTCCGATTGCAGCGCGTACGCAACCAGTCGGCGAACTATCGAGTCGTCGAATTTTCCGCCCAGGTTTTGCTCGTTGTGGAAGGCCGCAATATCGCCGACATTGTCGTCGTCCGCGAGGCGGCGGACCACGCCGATTATTTCATGCGCGGCTGGATGGTCTGCCGCAGGAATGTCAGGCAACGGATTGCTGCCCAACGTGACCAAACGCACGCGAGGGATTGGAGCGCTCATTAATCGGCCACCTGTGTCGCCCACCCAGCAATCAACCGCTCGCACGCCTCCACCGAATCGCACCAGCCGGCGCACCCGCTATGCTGCAATACCATATCCAAAAATATCATCTGCTCCGGGGTCGGCTTCTCCCCCGGACGCTTGACCTCAATCGCAAGGAAATGCCCAGACCTCATCTGGCCAATGATGTCCGAGCACCCAGGAATCGTGTGGAAACGCAAAAATTGTCCGTTCTCGTTCCTGGCCGCACCAGAATTGATTCGGCCTACCCAAGCAACCTTACGATGCCGGCGCAAATAGAAAAGGACTGCCTTCAGAACGTCGCGCTCGAGCGTCTTCGGCCGCGGCTGCACAACGCGTTTCGCCTTTGCCTGCAAGTCCAATCGCGGCGCGTCCTCCCGCGTCGACAGCGCCCGCAAAAAATCGAGTGCCTCCTGGTTTCGCCGCTTTGTTTCGGCGAGGGACGGACGAAACCCTGGTTTGCGGCGGATCAATTTATCTGGTCCAGTGGAGAACGATGTCGCGAATCGTCCACGGCGAACAACCCTCTTCCTGGGCAAGCACGACATAACCGCGCACGCCCTTTATGTAGCGCCGCCGAATACGTGCGACCTGTTCATCCGTCAGTTTAGCGCGGTGATGTTTTTCGCCGCGCGTGCGGTTGCCCGAGCGCACGTCAACCCACCGCGCGCAGGTCGTCGGCAATCATTTCTGCCGTCGCGCGTTCATCGTAAGTGCCCAGACAGCGACGGCGCATGCTTGGATCTTTGAGCACGATGTCGAGCTTCGGATGGTCGGAACGCATTGTTTTGAGCGCTCCATTCACCAGAAAAACAACAATTGCGCCGTTTTTCTTGATGCTGGATTGTATGGATTCAATCATTCGTTCGTTCATGAAAATTCCTAGAACGGAATATCGTCTTCCATTGAAGTAATGCCGCTGATGCCAGCCGCGGGTTGCCGGCCAGGCGCAGCCGCTGGCGCTTCCAAATCCGAATTCTTGCCGCCGGCAAAATCAAACGCCAGAAGGATGCCGCTCAGGGAGACGCCTGCGGTCCCATCCTTTTTCTCGTACAGCTCCGTGCGCGGCTCGTCGATGACAACCGACAATGCCGTTCCTTTTTTCATGTACGGCGCAACGGTTTCGGCCCGTTTGCCAAAAAGCGTAAAACGCACCCACTGCGTTTTTTTCTCTTCCATAGTTGTACGCGCCATCGAACGACAACATCTGCATGCCGCTGTCGGTCTGCCGCAAGCTGGCGTCCCGACCCAATCGTACAATCCCGCTCATGATCATTCTGAATCCTTCAGCCAGTTATACCCGGTGGCGTACGGTTTCGGCGCAATTTGGCCGCTTTTACTGCTCGTTTTTTTGCGTTTCGGCATTGTTCTTTGCTTTTGAATCACGATTTTTGCATCGTAGGCCCATTGCCTGATTGATCTCGGATCGACGTCAATCTCGGCTGCAACATGATACAGATTCTTGCCTGCGCGAATTTCGGAAAGAGCGTATTCCTTTGTTTCCTCCGTTGCCTTTGGCCGAATTGCCTTTCGGCTCCTCTCGTACGGCGCGCTCATTGCAGCGAATACACGTTCCGGCGCTGCGTCCGGGGCTGGCCCATGCGACCTTCGGCATCCGGACTCACCGGACGGATACCCTGACACGTGCCCATCAGAAGGAAAAAACCGCACGCCCAGCCCGACGCCGGAGGGGATCGGAGGAGGGAAAACGCCGGAGCTGTTGCGCGGCGTGCGGCGAAAAAAAATCAATCACTTTTTAAGGCGCCAGAAGTTAAAACTTCAATTGCAAATTGCCAGGAGCGGGGAATCTTACGCCTGCGTTTCCACATTTGCAAAACCTGCGGACGCAGCTTGAGCCGGCGCGCCGCTTCCGCTTGCGAACCGAAATGCTGAATGATGTCGGTATGGTTCATGGCGCGCACCATGCTTGATTTTCCCCCGTTGTCAACAGCCGAATATATTTTATCCGCAAGTGTTGACAAGCGCGGTAACGAATGTTTATCCTGCGCGTGTCGTTCAACCGGAGAGGGAATAACAATGTCAGCAAAACTGATAGCAGCGCGCGCGGCATTTCTCGAGGCGTTACTTGAGATCGATGACCCGTGGGAGCGGGAAATTGAAACAGGCATCACGTGCGAGCTGATGCTCGAGGCGGCCGACGACACGGACGCCGCAACCTCGCTTGCTACGTGCGCAAGTGAAATTATCACCCAGGTAATGGCCAATGCCGATGCTGTGTACCAAGATCCCCGCGCGCATGAGCGCGAATGGGACCGCTGGGAAGGTTACAAGAGGGCATGCCGCATGCTCGACCGCAAGGCGGCAAAAGAGAACGAACGCCTTGCACGTATTTGGGCGGAACGCGGCGAGATCCGGCCGCCATACGAGCCGATGGACCTGCCGACGCTCCTGCGGGAGGCTATCTGAAATGATTTACACAACGCTCACCGCAATTCGCGCGCACGGTCCCTGTGTTGACGGCTGGCGCAAACTGCTGGCGTACCTCGGCAAGGTCGAGGCCGACAACGAACCGCTTGCGCTTGGAACGATCCTAAACAGCAACGGCCTTGACGATGCTTTGTGGTGCTTGCGCGCGGTCGAAGGGCACCGGCGCGAGATGCGCCTGTTTGCTGTCGCTTGCGCGAGGGATGTCCAGCATCTGATGACCGATCCGCGCAGCCTGGCCGCTTTGGATGTCGCCGAGCGGCACGCGTACGGGCAGGCGACGGACGATGAACTGGCCGCAGCGCGAAACGCAGCGGGGGACGCAGCGCGGGACGCAGCGTGGGCCGCAGCGCGGGACGCAGCGTGGGCCGCAGCGTGGGCCGCAGCGCGGGACGCAGCGTGGGCAGCGTGGGCCGCAGCGCGGGACGCAGCGCGGGACGCAGCGCGGGACGCAGCGTGGGCCGCAGCGCGGGACGCAGCGTGGGCCGCAGCGCGGGACGCAGCGCGGGACGCACAAGCCGCCCGCTTCCGCGAGATATTTTGTCAGCAAAAGGGGACGGCATGACCGACTTGAAGAGCATGATGAGTATTCAAAGAGTCGTGGACATTTCGCAGCATAAAGGGGCATGCGAAACCCTACTGGCCGCATCAAGATTGCTGCGCAAACACGGTCACCATGATGCGGCGCTGCTGATTCTCCAGAGCGTCGAGGATCTTGTTCCCCATCCCGAGATACTCCCACAGCTGCCGGACAGCTGGCCGTTTGGCAACGCGCCGGAGGCGCTGCTATGACATATCGCACCCTGCGGGAAATCCGAGCCATAGACCCGTCGCTGCGGAACTTGCGGTTTGCGCGATCCTGTCGCGAGGCGGGATGGACGGACTGGCACGCGCCGAGAAAACCCCGATGCGGATTGTTCTGGGTCGGTTATGCGGTGTTTTTGGCCATCGTGGTTGGATGGATCATCAAATGAGCGAAAGCACCAGCAACGAATATTCATTGATTGATGCGGTGAACTGGTCGACGCTGAAATGGATGCTAAAAAGTCCGGCCGTCTACCGCTATAGGCTGAAGCAAGCACGTACGGACACGCCCGCATTAGCAATGGGGCGGGCGACGCATACCCTTGTGTTTGAGCCGGAGAAGTTTCGACACGAATACGCTGTTTGGGAGGGCGGCGATCGCCGGGGCAATGCTTGGAAAGAATTTCAGGAGGAAAACGCAGGCAAGACAATATTCAAGCCGCAAGAAATCGATACTGCCATGGAAATGGCCGACGCAGTGCGGTCGCATCCACTTGTGCGCCCATATCTCGACGGCGGATTTTATGGAACAACCAATCTCCTGGACGGATCCAGAAACTAACCTGGCATGCAAGGCGCGCCCTGATTGGATCATTCCGGACCGGCGGATTCTGATCGACCTCAAGACGTGCTTGAGCGCGGACGCCAGGCGATTCGGCGCATCAGCGGCGCGTTATGGCTATCATCTTCAGATGGCCATGTACGCCAATGCGCTGACACACGGTCTCGGATGGGCGCCGAACAAGTGCAAGATCATCGCGGTTGAAAAAGACGGCCCACACGAGATTAGCGTTTTCGACGTTCCGCAAGACGCACTGGACATGGCGGCTGAGGAAGTCGCAACGCTGCTGCGCATGGTGCAGACGTGCAGGCAGACAAACAATTGGCCGAGCCGGTATGTCAGCGAACAGGCGTTACAGCTGCCGGCTTACATTTACGGAGAAACGGAGTTCGAATATGAATGACGTAATTGATATCAGCCCGACAATAATTCCAAAGTCGGATCAATTGAACGCCGAGCAGTTGCTCTGCGATAACCTAACCATTGTCGTGGCGCGCGTAGAAGTCGGTAGCAGCGCCGAGCAGCCCGTAAGCATTTATTACGAAGGCGACAAGGGGCGTCCGTACAAGCCGTGCAAGACCATGCGCAAGCTGCTAGCCTATGCCTGGAGCAGCAATGCCGCAACGTGGATCGGCCGTGCAATGACGCTGTACAACGATCCCGGCGTAAAATTCGGCGGCGAAATGGTGGGAGGCATCCGAATCAGTCACCTGTCCGACATTCAGAGTGACATCAAGATTTCGCTTACAACAACGCGTGGGAAGAAGGCGCAGACCTCTGTTCGCAAAATGGATCGTCCAACGACGGCGGATCACGTTGGGTTGATCAACGCGGCCGCGAACATGAACGAATTAAAAGCGGCATTCAAGTCGGCAATTTCCTCGACCAAGGACCGCAGCCTGCTGGCGCAGTACACCGAGGCGAAAGACGCTCGTAAGGACGCGCTTGCTACGCCTACGCCGCCCGACAGTGAGCTTGAGGCGACGTCATGAGCAATAACAACTTGCAAAACGAAATAAACGCATTGAAACTGCTGGTCGACCGGATGCAGCAGGCGCTGACAGCGTCAAATCTGGAGCTGGAGGCGGCGCTGATGGAGAAAGCCGAGATCGAGCGGCTGCGGGCGGATGCGGATCGGTATCGGTGGCTGTTAGAGGAAAGCGCCAAGAAACACTATTTTTACTCTAATGATTCCTGCTGGATGGTCAGTCGCCAACAAGGCGGGATAGGATATAACTTTTTTGGCGACAAAATTACTGCGGCCATTGACGCCGAACGGAGCGCAAAATGAATCCAGGCGACATTCATGCGTTTCCGCGACCGGCCAGCGGAACAATGGAATTCGCGCAAGAGGGCATGACCCTTCGCGACTACTTTGCGGCAAAAGCAATGCAAGGCTTCGTTGCTGATCTATGTGATCAGCACGACATGACGCAAGCGCAAATATCTAGATGGGCATACGCAATGGCCGACGCGATGCTCAAGGCACGGGAGGCGAAATGACTAGAACTAAAAAACCCAAGCCGGAACTCACGCGCGAACAGGCGTGGGGATTTAACGACCTTATGGTCGTGGCGGCGTTTCGCTACTGCTGCGGGCGTCAGACATATATTGTAAGTGTTTGCGCAAACTGGCTTATTGAAGTCTGGCCCATGCTGTCCGACCACATGCGAGCGGTGATCAAGCGCGACCTTGAAGAAGAATTTGTCCGGGACGATCAGGCGCGCGCAAGTAATGAGTCGTACAAGCCGCTGGGCTGGGACTGCGACCGCAAGGAATGGGAACGGGTTCGAAAACTATGGGAGGTAAAATGACTGACCAAATCATCAAACCGTTCATCACGCCGGTAAACTCTAACAACCAGGATGTCATAGAAATACTTGAGGATTGGTTAAAAGAGGCTCGATCTGGCAAACTAGTTTCAGTGGGGCTGGTCGGCAAGCGCATTGGCGGAGAGTGGCAGACGGGAATGAGCGCCAGTTCAAACAGGCTAGAGGATGCCGCAATGCTGTTAGAACTAACGATTCGGCGACTTGGTTTTGACAACAAATTATGATTTCCGATCTGCTTGCGTTGCTGCGCAACGACTTGGTTTTGCGTCTTGACTCCGGCCAACTTTAGCATTTAATGTGGGTGCTTATCGCAACCACCAGCGCGTAAAGTCGAATTGCCCATGCTCCGGGTGAACCATCCATGAGGTCTGGTGCGGCTCACCGTGCCGCCCGCAACTGTGGTCGAAAGCATTTGTACCGCTGAGACTGCCGCCGATAATCCAGTTGGGCGTGTCGCAGGCGGTGTGAAAGTGCCCCATCACGACCTTCGAAAACGAGGACTCAACGACGCCCATACGCTTAACGGCTTCCATTGCTACCCGCCTGTCAAACCCGTAGTAGGGAAGACCGGCCCATCCCTTGATCTGATGTCCGTGCATGCAGAGGTAGCGTTCCGGACCGATGGAAATCAACGCAGACGGCTTGGCGTGGATGCGGACGTTGATGTTGCTCTGATCAGCGCAGCGCTGCTTGACGATGTGCGCAACGACATATGACCAGTTATTTTCGCCGCCCTGCGCCGCTTGATTTTTCTTTGTCATACGACCGTGGTTATCCAGCGTTAGCATGTCCACTTCGATCCGTTCGAAATGCGGCGAGAGCGTCTGCACGAATGCGCCGATGCTCATGCCTGCGCGCACTGCTTGTACGGGCGCGGGGTAAGCCGCCGTCACACGGAGTTCGTCATGTATGTCACCGCTGATATAGTCGCCCGTGCCCAGGATGTGCAGGACGGGTATGTTGTAGCCGGCACGCTTGATGCTCGTGTGGTTGATAATTTTTGAAGACAGCTCCTCGAGCCGCGCGTCGAAGATTTCTGGATTGAACTCGCCGAAGCCGTCTACCTCGTCGCGCTCCGTCACTTCGCCGTTGTGTAAATCGGTAAGGTGTACAACGTGCGTGACGGGTTGCCCTGCGCCCGTGACAGGCTTATAGACCATGTTTACCGGCTTGGCAGCTTCTATTGCTTCCGTTAGCGCCAGCGTAGCCACACGAGCCTCGCCGGTTGCCTTGCGCTCTGCCTTCAGCTTCGCCTCAAGCTCACGGACCTGTGCGCGCAGGTGCTCGACTTCCTGCTTCGGGTTGTGGCGTGATTCAAACTCAGAGAGAGACTTAGCCACGGACCATACTCCTCATCTTGTCCGCAAGGGTCTTAGTTCCTGCCCAGACGCGCTTCCCGCTACGGTCGACGACAACCCAATGATCCGCAAACTGGTCACGGTACATTGCAAGGTCAGTGGTCGACACTTTGGCAAGACGCAGAAACTCAACCTCGGCCTCCCATCCGTCGCCGAGTGCTTTCAGCGCGTCTCGGATCTTGGCAGGCACGATGAAGTCTTTGTCATGCGCCGCGCGGAAATCTGCCAACGTTTTGCCGATGCGCTGCTCTGTTTTAGGCTTGGTCATTTACCACCTCTGTAGCTACAGGAAATTCGCTGCCCCGCTTGGCAATGGTCTGCATGCTGACAATCATCTTTCGAGGTATCTGAAACTGCGCATGGCAGTGCGCTAAATCACCGATGGTCGATGCCACGATGACATGCGCCTTGGTCTTGCGAATGAGAAAACCCACCGTCCGCACCAGCATCGGCCTCGCCTCAACGTCGGACTCGTCCTGCCAGCCGAGATTGAGTTCTGCGGCGTCGTCCCAGGTGATAAGGCAAAGGTCGTGGCGCAATTGGATCAAACCGCCTCCCATAGGAGAAGATCAGGCTTTGCCTTTTACCCGCTCGAATGTACGAAGTCCGCCTAACCCTAGCATTCCCGTCAGAAGCACCATAAGCGTGTCCGTGTCTATGGATGGCAGCGCTGGCACTTGTGCTCCGAACAGCGCCGCCAGCCACGGCAGAATGGGCTGCAACAAGAACGAATACGCTAAACCCACAGCGCAGACCCATCCACAGGCAGGGCGCCAACCGCCTCGAAATATGTCGGTGGACGCTTCAGCCTTGTTGACCTCAAGTTGCCCCAGCGCAAGACGCATATCCGCATCCAGCGTTGCCAGCTCACCTCTCTGCGCCATCTCCAGCGCTTTCAACTTCGCGTCTGCCGCTGCTTGCGGATCCGGCAAGATCTTATCAAGCACCGTTGTAATTATTGGTATGAGCGCGGGCAGCATAATCACCTCAACACCGTTGCGACGCCAAACAAAGCCGCCAGGAGCGTGATGTACAACACGATTGCAACGTCAACTGCCGGAATCGGAAGGCCGTATTTATCGTGCAATCGGATGATGCAATAAAAAAGATCACCATTCCGAGCAAAGCACCGCCCGCCAGGGTGAGCAGCATTTCGATCACAGCCAACACCTTATATTTCTTTCCACGCGCGGTCGTAGTTTTCGCGCCACTTTTCTGGATGAGGTTTCCCCGGCCGCCACGCCCATTGATATTGCCGCCATCCTTCCTCCCATTGATCGCGTCCAGGCAACTTCTGTGGCACGGTATACACCAACAATCGCGCAAATACGAACGCCAGGATGTCGTTGTGCTCCAGCACGGCCCAGATCGTCGGCACATAAACCTCATATTGCATCGACAATATAATCGGTCGCACGATCGGACCAACTACGGCGTGCTCAATGACCCCTCGAACACCGCCACCCTGCTCAAACTGCGCAAATCCGGTCGCCGGACCCTGATACATCTGCCGACGAAATCGCAGCATGGATTCCTGGTAACAAATTGCTTTTACCAGCGCTTTTGCCTCTTGGGATGCCATTGAGGGCAGGCAGCAAAGCGATTGCCGCATCGTAAATCGGGTCGAACGGATAGGCGTTTGTGCTCATCGAATTGCAACAGTCATTCCAAATTGCACAAGAATAAATACCACGCCAGCAAATGCCCAGACACCTATACCGCGGTTGATCCACTTATCGAGCTTTGCGTCGACCAAATGAATTGACGCGGAGTGCGCCGCAATGCTGTTCTCGACTTTACCAAGGCGCTCACTATGATTCGACTGCCGCTCCTCGATGAGCACCAATTTGTTGATCGCTTCTGTCAGTCGATCAACCTTTTCCTCCAAACGCTTCATTGCGGCGTCGTCACTCATTGTTGCATTTCCTCTTGCGGCTGTTGCTGCCTGTTGATTGATGCTGCCGTATACAGGCCAAACTCAGGATACTCAAGCGCCTACTTCTGCGCAAAATCAATTAACTGCGGCGCAGGAGCCGCGCCAGCCCGCAGAAGTGCGCCAAGCACCTCTGCCTGCCTTGGCGTTGTGTTAAGCAGCCCTTGCGAGAGATAGCCTTGCACGGCTGGCGAACTCAATGCACGCCCCGCCAACATTGGGGACAGCATGCCTAAACCAACGCCGGCCAATGCGCCTGGCGCGCCGCTTTCTGAATAACCATACGCGCCGCCAATGCCAGCAGCTGGAACCCCGGTGATGAGGTATTGAGACATCGCGCGAGGCACAGAACCGGACTGCGGAGGCTCCCGCAATAGCGGGCCAATCTTTCCAAGCTCAGTGATGTTGCCCATATTCATCTGCCGCGTTGCACCCTTCACCGCAGCCGGACTAAAAGTTCCACCCCGCGCCTCTGCTTCGCGCACCGCATTGCCTAACTGCTTTTGAACCGCGTATTGATAGTTCAGTTTTTGCACGGCGCTAACGTCTGCGCCAGACAGGCTACGCATTGCAGCAGCATCAAGCGCCCGCTGCACCTGCTTAAGCGGCATTTTTAGAGACGAGTCGCCGGTTGCCGCGCCCCGAATTTCCGGACGCAAAAACATCTGATACACATCGCCGTCAATCACATCACCGGGCTTAATCTTGGTGAGTATGTTGTCTATCTGACGTTGAACGATGCGAGCTTTTTCCGGCGTGAGGGTGCGATTTGCCAAGTCTTGCGCGTTTACAAAATCATCTGAGCAACTGCTGATCGGCCTTTACGATATTTTGCGCCCACAGTTGCTGATACGCCTGCTGCGTCCCTCGCCGCGCAGTATCCAAAGCGCCTTGAGTTGCCAACTCGCCCGGAGCGCCCGCCTCCCGCATTACCGCCCGCGTGTATTGTTCGTTGGACCGTTGCAACATGTCAGCCATGCGCCCGCCGCCCGGCGTTGCCGCAACTTGCGACTCCAAGTACGCCAGAGGTGTGCTGTTCGTCCGAACGGACGCCGGCAGATCAACGCCGTACTTCGTGCGCGCCGCGTCGCATCAGCGCCTGCCTCGGCGGCAGATTGCGGTTAGCAATAGGCCCGGTAATCGCTTTGCCAAGCAAATGCCCGCCAACAGAAAACAGTGCCGACTTTACCGCATTGGCGCCAACATCCTCGCCCTCGACGGTTGGCTGAAGCGCCCCCATGACACCACCGATAGCAGCAGAACCGGCCAAGGTGTTCGCGCCAGGAATTATAGACGCCGCAGCCGCAGGCGCGGCTTGTCCAATCACAGAGCCGAGGATACCGCCACCAGTGTTAAGCAGCGGTTCGTCTACCTTGCGCGCTTCCGCAACCTCCTGTTCCGACATCATGCCGAGCCGTCGCCTAACGCCTCGCCCGAGATTTGTAAGCCCTTGCCCAATACCTTCCAACACCCTGCCGCCAAACGACGAGGAAGGCGCCTGCGCGCTGTAATCCGTTCCGCCTAGCGACTTGGAATAACCCGCTGCGACAAGTCGATTGACTTAGCTCAGGCTTGGTAATGTTATCGGGAACATCTGTAACAACGGTCCCGTCAGGGAGACGAACATCCATTAGCGCGCTCCCGGCAAACTGTTAAAATCAACGACACGAGAAGTCGATGGCGAAGCGCCGCCAGCAGGTGGGATGATTTGCTCCCGTTCCTGCGGGTAAGTCATATTAAAGCTTCGCTACACGCGCCCGGCTGTCGGCCGCAATCTGCTCTGATTAGCCGCAAAGACTCTTGCATCTGTCCAAAGCTTTCGCCCGTTTTTTAGGTGACGTAAGCGCGTTTTCAAGCCTCGGCCATTCTCTTGTCGGTCACGTTCCCTATGGCACCGCCTGTTTTGCTTGCGTCTCGCATTGCTTGAAGCGTACTTGTTGCGATCTGATTCGCGCAGCGTTTCCAACCGAGATTGTGCGTTTGCCGCTGCGCTTCCTGGGATGTTGGGGACGGCGCTTTGTATGCCAGTAATCCCACGCAAGCCGGGCTGCTTAAGTAAATCGTCAACCGCGCTTTCCAGCCGCTGAAGGTTGGCTGTCGTAGACCTAAATGCATAAGTCGCCTGCGGCCGCTCTAATTCCAGCTTCCTGCGCTGCTCCGGAGAAAATCGCAAGCCCAGGTGTTTGTTCGGGTTGAGAAGGTGCGCCGGTCTGCGTGAGAACAGGCGACCGCGCCCCGCCGAGATTGCCAATTTCTCGCTGAATGTCAGCCATGGCATTTAGGTCGCCGCGCTGGCGAGCATCGGACAATTCCTGCTCTAGCACCTGACGTTGCGT